TGACCACCTCGCGCATATCCGTCGTGCGAGGGCGACCGCCCCGTTTCGCAGGGGGCACAAATGGCACGATCAAAGCCCATTCCCCGTCCATCATATCCGATGGATATCGCAGTCCTTCCCGGCTATGTTCACGTCGGGCAATACCAGTCCATGTCATCATTCACTCCATCTCTTCGTAAAGACGGATGAATCACAACAGGCTGGTATTGTTCAAAAACTTTCGGATCGGGCTCTAACGCCCAATCGCGCGACCTGGCAACTGCACGCTTCGCGTGGGATCGGACGCCGTTCCGGTCGCCCGAAACTCCTGCCTTGCTTGCTGATCCTGCCGAACCTGAACTCGTGCGGCAATAGGATCGCTATCAAGATATACGCTTACGTGGGTATCCCCTTGTGTAGTCGGTTGCGGACCGAGCGCGCGATAGTGCATGTGATCAATACGGTCCGCTTGATGAACTGCCTCCTGCCATGTGCCCAAAACCAATCCTGCTCCCGCTCCGCCAAGAGCACCAGCCGCATTCCCCCAAAATGGAACAACAGATCCACTAACAGCGCCAGCAGCCGAATAAGCCGCCGTGCTTTCAAGAACTCTCCGCAATGGACCGGGTATAATACTCAATACCTTCCCGATTGCCCCCGCGATTGTGGACAGCATGGTTACAAGCCCATGGATGTCGTTCCCAAACTGCCTGATATCATCAGGATGCTGCTGCACATATCGCGTGATGTCGTTAAACGCGCTCGTGATAAGCTGCACTGACTTCACGACGGGCACCATGAGCGCCTGAGATGTCACCGCTTCAAACGCGCGCCATGACTCCGTAAACGCCGCAAATTGCGCGCCGGGCGCATTCTGCAGATAATTCATAAGGGGCGCATCACCCTGTGCCTGCTGCCCTCTGTTTCGGGCAATTTCCCGGCTATATAGTTCAGCATCGGCACTAAGAGATGCCCCGAGGCGCTGCACAGTAGACCGTGAAAACAGCAGGTTCAGTTCGTTGGTGATGGACTCGCGCGATGTAATGCCGTGCTTGGCAAACGCAGGCACCATTACATCGGTATACCACGCCATACGGTCGCTTAGATATTCTCTCTCATTTACAAGGTGTCCGTTATGGTCGCGAATGCCTATCCGCTTTTGTTCATCAAGAAAACGATGATTGCGCGTAGTAGGCGGTGGCGAAAGCATAAGCTGGTCCAACGACGCCAGCGCCGTCCCTGCCCGGCTTTCCTGCATCACCCGCATAAGGGATGGCAATTCAGCCGTCAGGAAATCCATACTTGATGCGCTGGCACCAGTGCCGAATTGCCGCAGGCCCGTCAGGTATTTCCCAAGATCAAACGTGCCCTGCATGGCAAAGGCCGTCTGGGATAAACGGTCAATGAAGTCACGCAGTTTGTTGACATCAAGGCCGCCGCCAGGCGCGTTAAGTCCTGCGATTTCACCCGACTGGATAGCGCTTTCAACTTGGGAAATGGCATTTGGCGCGCCGCGCATGGCGAATATCTGTCCAGCGCGGGCCAAATCAGGGGCGATGTCTAGCGCCTCTCTGGCATTCGCTGTGATGCCGGACGTGCGCGCTATCATTTCAAGGGTACCGGTATAGCTGGCACCGGGGACATTACGGACGGAATTGAGGGCTATATCCCTCGCTTCATTCTGCTGGGCAACGGAGAAAATATGGCCATCAGGTCCATAGGCATTCGCCATCAAGGCTTCCGTATCGCCCGCGTGAATGCCTTGTGAAAATGCGCTCCCTACCCCATGGAAACCGGCATACGCCGCCATACCAGCCGCCAACGGCCCAACGCGTGGCACGCCGACACCAGACAGTGCCCCACGGGCTGCCATAACCCCCTCGCCTACCGCACCCGGATTTACGGCGTGGGGGCCAGCATACGGAAACGGCCCATAAACGTCGCTGCTGCCGTAATTGACGCCCGCCGTGGTTTCGCGCGCGGTCCGGTGACGTTCTGGCGTGACGGATTCCGGACCGCTGGAGATGGTAAAATTGGGCGCGGGTCCAGTATCGGCGCCCCGGAAGCTGGCTCCATGGCCCATGCTGTTACCCTGATCGGGCAGCGCCATAAGAGCCGTTCCCGGCGTCCGGACTTCCGGCGGCGGCAAAAGAAGCTGCGGCGCGCCGGGCACATTCGTGGCGGCTGCCGAATACGGCGAAACATAAGACCCGCGACCAAGGTTTCCCGGCGGAATAGGGGGCATGAACGGAGAGGCTGCTGGCGCAGTCCGGGTCTCCGTCCCGCCGCCATCACCGCCAGACGGGCCACGCGGAGACGGTGCGGATCGGAACCGGCCCGAACTGGACGCAATATCGCGTGCAGCACGAGACGCGCGCTCCATGTCATCCGCCATGCCGCCAGCCAGCCGCCGCGCGCCGCCCAGCGAGGACACCATGCTGTTGAAACCCATCTGGGCCTCACGCTGGGCAGACAGTAGGCGTTCAAGCGCCTCGATCATCTCCCCAATCGGACCGGTCACGCGGGTAGCGTTGGCGACGAGGTTTACGCCGATTTCATAGGCTTCAACGGCCATTTTATTTTCCCGCTATTCGGTATCTTCGGCCCGCGCATTGGGCAGTATCCGCCCTTCAATCGCACGCACGACCATTCGACCTATGCCGCGCGCCACCTTCTGTTCATTCCTGAATGCCGCAACGGACAGTTCAGGACGCGGGGGCTGGTAGTTGTTCTGTTCCATGCGGCCCAGTTCAAACACCACGGCCTTGATGTCGTCGGATCCTATGGACGCCTCGACGCGCAGCCCGGCGTCACTTACCCGCGCGCCATAGCTATCGCGCATATCCCCACTTCGCAGGCCGGGATCATCGGGCGAGAACCCCTTGCGGATGCGATCATCAATGGTCCGGTCTGCTAGGGGGGCAGTCGGCAATCCGCTTTCCGGCCCGTCAAGATATTGTCCGATCTGCACCTTGGTCTCAGCCTTGATGAGATCGGCCCCATCCTGCACGCCACGATGGACGGCATGGGAAATATTCGGTTCCACGCGCTCGCGCAGGTGCCGTATGAAGCCATCCAGCGTGTTGAATTTCCGCGTCATGCTTCGGCGTCCATATATCGTCCGATATCCCAGTCAAAACGGGTCGGGATCAGGCCATAGGTTTCGCGGCTCCGGCGTTCTGTAATGGCCACACAGGCAGCAAAGCGCCGCGTGCGCGACCATTTGAGAGCAACGTCCCACGGCACCCCGCTATCCGCCAGCAGAAGCATCTCCTGCATAGCGGGGTGCCTGCTCAGTTTTTTGCCGTTTCCATGTCCACGTCGGCGGCGACCGGCTGTTCAGGGGCATCCGGCTTCTTCGGCGGGTAGAACACTGCCTGGAGCGCCACGATGCCGTCATTGCCGATGCGCCGGGCAAGCTGCTTCACCTGCTCTTTGGTTTCGGGCATTTCGACCGGAACCCCGTCGATCGCATCCACCGAACAGATCATCTGCGCATAGCCCATCCATGCGCCAGCCGAAGCCGACTGCATGGCCGTCCCGGCCACTTCGATCAGGTCCAGCATATTGCCGGGGTCGAGTTCCTTCAGTTCCAGCTTCTTGCCGGATGCCGTCGTGATTTCCTTGGGGATCGTGGTCATGAAATTTTGTTCCTGATACGTGCCATGAAGTCGATATGCTGCGTGACGATATTTTCGGACTGGTAGTGCCCGGCGTTCGTCAGGCGGATGGTGGCACCCATGAATTCATAGGTGGTCGATGTGCCATCGCACTCGGTTACATACTGGTAGACGCTGCCCAGGATCATTGTTCCTGCATCCCAGAACCCGCTTTCGATAGCAGCGAACAGGTCGTCAGCGCCTGAATTGTCCCGCTGGAAGTCAAACCCACCGCTCCACCCATTGGGCGTATCGTAGAATGAGGGCATGTCATTCAGGGGCATGGACGTAAGCCGGTGCGTCTGCTGCTGCGCCTGAAACCCGGTGACGGTCGGCAGTTTGATGCGCGATCCGTTGTAGACCAGCACGACCCGGCAGTCGCGGCCTACGTTAAATGGCTTGCTTGCCATCCAATCCTCCAAAGAAAAAGCCGCCCGGTGTGGGCGGCTGTTGAAACGGAACAGGATCAGGATGCGGATGTGGCCGAAGTCACCACCACACTGGAACCGCCCTGCAAGTTGACCACGAAGAAGCGGTTGATGCCCTGATACTGGACCTGCACGTCGGCCCGCACGTAGCCCAGCGATGTCTGGCTCTGCGGGTTGTTGGACGTGTCGCACACCACCGCGTAATCAGCGGTTCCGCCAAGGATCCCGCTGCTGACCATGTTGGACAGCGTGCCCAGCAGCACGGCGCGGATATCGCCGAACAGCGTGTCATTGATGACATCGCCCACAAACGCGCCCATGCCGGAATTGATGGTCTCGGCTATGTAGTTGGTCAGGCGCGTGTAGCTGTCATCATCAATGGCGTCATCCGAGGACGTGTTGATGCCTCCACGCACAGCCCAATAGCTACCGCCCGGAGCCGGGTTGCAGATCACATCAATCCCGTCCTCAAACAGTGCCCCCAGTTCCGCATCGGAATAGGTCTGCGTCGTGCCGGTGCTGACAAGCCCTGCCTTCTGGCTGCCGATCACGCCGGAAAGCTGCTTGTTCAGGCTGGACTGCTCCGGCGACAGGCCGCCAAACAGACCCGCCACGAACGCCTGCGGTGGCACCAGCATGTCGCCGTTGGTGTCGTCGTCCCACCACAGCCAGTCGCCAAACATCAGCTTGACGCCATAGCTGTCCAGGCCGGCGGCGTCCTTCATGCTGACTGCATTACTGATCGTGTCGCCAGACGGGCCGCACGCGATCATGTACAACCCTTCACCAAGGCCAAACGTCGCCTGCGTGGTCCATGACGCATCATCAGTCAGCCCGTGCAGGACGCCTATCGCACAGCCCTGATTGCGCAGGGCATACATGCCGGTGCGCGTTGCATCGTCCGCGCCGATAAACTGTGCCGTGGTAGGCGTGCCGCCGTCTGTGCCGCCAGACAGGGTTGCACTGCCTGCCGCCAGATCAGGAACGGTTGTCGGAACCGTCGCCACGACCAGCGCGGACGTGTCGGCTACAATGGCGGCGGCAATGGCCGTCCACGTTGCACCAGTATAGGACCGGCTGCCCAGCGTGGCATGGCTGGTGGTCAGTGTGTAGCGGGTCGTGACGATGCTGTTCTGGGTCAGCGTGGCCGTAATGGCGTTGCCAGCGCTGCCGGTATAGCGGGCCGTCAGACTGACGGTGCCCAGCGTGCCGGTTGCTGCCGCATCCGTGCCGTCGGTCACGCGCACGCAACGGAAATCAGACGCACCATTGAGGATGGCGATGTTGACGGCCGTGCCGATATCGGTGGCCAGCGCCTGCTTTGGTCCAAACGCAGCAAGCTGGTCGCCCATACTGCCCACGATGACGGGCGTGTTGAGCGGACCCCATGCAGCCGTGCCGACAAGGCCGATGCGCCCGCTGGAAACGCCGTTGAGCGCCAGCGTGGTCGGCTTCTGGATCTGGACGTAAAGGCCCGGCACCTCGATTGAATTGGTGTTCAGGCTGCCTGCCTGATAGATCTGCGACATGGTTATTTCTCCTGAGCGGTGGCAACGCGCACGGTGAACCGGCTAAGTATGCCGCCCGTTTTCAGTCTCGCAATCGTGGCGGCATCGGTGATCTTGGTGCCGATCCGGTAGCCGTAGCCGGGCAGCGTGACCACGTAGGTTTCGGCGGGTGTCGTGGCTGCGGGCGCAGGTGTCGGCCCGGCGGCCGTTGGCGTCGGTGTGGTGGGCATTGGTTGTCCTCGGGTGGGTCAGGAGACGGCCAGAAGCAGCCCGTCTCCCGTGTGGATGGTCTGGCCGCCGGGCAGGCTGAACACCTCAGTGCCGAACAGCATCTGGGCCATGTTCTCGCGCGCGTCCGTGTCATAGGTGCAGACGAACCGGAACGGACGCATGAAAATACCGCTGTTCTGCGCGGCGTCGTTGTTCCAGTCGCCTCGGGCCTCGATCTGGAAGGTTGATCCGTTGGCGTCGGTCAGCCAGTCGATGAACGCCATGCCGTTTTCGATAGCCGTTCCCATCGCATCGCGGGCCTTGGTCGAGGCCGACCAGACCGTGACCTGGAATAGCTGCTGCTGCCTGCGCGCCGTGCGGACCGCTGGGGAATATCCGCCTACGGCAGCTTCCAGCGTAACGGCATCAGGCACGGTGATGACGGACCCGGCGGCGCTTGCGTTCGGGATCTGCGTAGCAAGGGCCTGCGCAATCGTATCGGCGGTATCGGTCGCCTGAACCGCATAGGCGGCGATGGCCCGGTCCGGGATTACAGATCCGCCTGATCGGATGCGAAGGCCGACAATACCGGATGGCGTCTGCCCTTCCTCCAGCGCGATGATGGCACTCTGGTCGGAAAGGATAACCCCCCGATCAAGTCCAGATTGCGTGATGCGTTCCTGTCCCGTCTCTGTGGAGCGGATCGGCACGCCGCTATATGAAGTCACGACCGATACCGTGGCCGGGATGGGGGAGCCATCCTGCCGCCATGGTCGGCCCAACGGTTCGTCAATGCGCCGCCAGCCGCCTTGCAGGTCCATCACGGTGATGAAGTCAACGCCCCGGTTTAGGGTGCAGTCTGCGCCAGCGTAATCGGCCTGCGTGAGCCAGCCCCGGAAAATCTTGGTAGGCCTGCCCGTAACAGAGGGCGCGCCCTTGCCGTTCGGATAAACAATGGCAGCCATCTTCTCCACGATGGCGCGGGCAATCGAGACGATATCCGCCATTACACCTGCCTCACGCTCATCAGGCAGCGGTTGCCATACTGGCTCGGCTCAACCGCTGTCAGGGTGTAGGTCGTGCCCAGATCGGTTGTGACGGCCATCTGCACGTCCGGGATGAAATTGGGCATCAGGGGTAGGAACATTTCGTAATCCGCCGCCTTGATCGATCCGGGGATACCATCGCCTGTCGGGCTGCCTTTGCCCTTGATCTGGATGAAGGCGGGCCATCCCGACGCGAGTGTGGTTTGCGCGCTGGTGTCGCCTGCCGTGCCGTAATCGTCCGATGCGCCCACGTCCGTGCAGACTGCACCATCGCCGTTGGCGCTGCCTTGACCCGGCTGGCCAGCGATGGACACGACCCGGTTGCACAGCATGCACAGCGGCGGCCGGAACGGCTCAAGACGAGCCACAAAGTAGTTCTCGCCCGCGCAGGTCAGAAGATCGCCCGATTGCACATCCGTGGTGTCGAACAGGCCGAACACGGCGGGTTTGTCCCACAGCGCGGGAGCCTGAAACCCGAATGCTTTATCTGCGTTGAACGCTGCCAACATGGTCGCGTAGGCGGTGCCCATGGGCGCAGTCAGTGATGCCGGGCGATATTGCTCGGTAGTGGCCCCCAGCCGCAGGGCCGCCTTGGCATATCCGCGCGCGACTTTCTGCTGAAGGAGGGCCTGATCCATCAGTGACGCCGACCCTTGGTCGAGGTGCGGTTCATGAGTGAAACCATCTGCCGGTCAATGGCCTTGGCCTGCGCGGTCTTTTTGAACGCCGCCGTGGTCATTCCGACCAAAGCCGCGTTCTGGCCATCCTCTTTCCGGTCGGTGTTCGACTTGAGATACTGCGCCATGGTCATGCGCTTGGGTGAGCGTGCCATCTATTTTCTCCGGCGGATGATGGAATTGGCCTTGGCGTTGATCTTCGCCTGTGAGGACTTTGACAGGTTGCCCGCCTTCACCTGCTGCGTGGCGCGGCTTTTCGCGGCTATCGCATGGGCGCGATTAGGCATCGGAAACCGGCGCGAACCGGGTAGCCCGAATGCCGATTTTGGCAGGGCGTTACGCTGCCGGGTGGTCAGTGCCGCCATCTGCCGCTTCCTTCTGCTCGGGGGCCGCATTTTTCGACCAGTTCGCCGGGTGGTCCGGGTCTTTGGTCGGCATCACGCCAGCAGACGCCAGGGCGCGACCAAGAGGCCCCGATGCAATTGCGGGAACCGGCGGTCCCTCAATATAGGCCGGTCGGCCATCAGGGATCGGGCCTTTGCGGTTCTCGCGTGGGGTCACGTTTCCCATGTGGTCAACCAGATACCCGACCTGCGCGTCGGTTCCCGTCACCTCGACCACGCGCCCGGCATCGGGGCCGAAAGGCTGAGGCTGGCGCGCGAAGGCGGATTTGATGGCCGTCACTACGCCATTCTTCACCTGCGCCCACACGCGTATGGGGCGTCGGATATTGCTGTCAGCACAGAACATGCTGCCTCCTAGATTGTGATGCGGTTTTGCGGGCGTAGGCCGGGACCGGGCGGGATGCCAAAGAACGCGCACAACTGCCGACGCCAGCGATTGTAGAGGCCAAAACGGTCCTGAACCTCGTAGCGGTTGTGGTGCCACACGGCGGCCTGGTCTGTGTCCAGATTATCCGTGGCGCCCATGATGGCCGTTTCCAACGTCTGGCACTGTGTCAAGAACGTGCGTATCTGGACATATTCGTCTGGAGCCATGTTCCGCATACGCCATTCGTTGAAACCGTAGACCTGAAAGAAGCGCCACGACTGCTGGCCGCTGTTGATACCGCCCATAGCCGGATATCCCATATAGCGGCGGCACTGCACCATCTCGGCATCGGTCAGGGGCGTATCCGCTACGGGGTCTGTGGTCGTTCCTGACATTCCACCGGCTCCAGTTCCGCCCCGCGCTCACGCAGGTGGGCTATTTCGTCGGGGTTGGTGATGATCTCACCGGCGGACCAGTGATACCGCCCCCGGTTAAAGCGGGTCTCGATATACCCGTGGTCGCG